CGTTTTGTGTCCCTCGAAAACATCGCGACCAAGATGACCTCGCTTGTTAACCAAGCCGAGAAGAAGCACTCCGACGTCCAGTTGGGGCCCGTTTCTTCCTTGCAAGAGGTCATCGTCACGACCAATTCCGCCCCTTCCACCCTCCACGCCATCAAGAAACGGCTGGATGTGGTACCTCCCGATGGCGTCGGTGAGGATTTCAAAACGGGGCACAATTGGTTGATGTCAATCACCCCGCCAATGAAAGAAATCCGGGCCGACGAGGCCTGTATCAATGAATGGCTTTCCACTCTCTCTCCAGCCAAACAGGGTGAGTGCAAGAAAGTTCTTCAGGAACATCTCTATTGGCAGGGTGCCGATGACCGCGAAATTTTCGCCAAATCCGAAATTCTCCTCAAACAAGAGGGGTCCGCACCAAGGATGATACACAACGGCAATCCCGTTGTCAATGTCATCGCTGGGGCCGTCACCAACGAGCTCCAGAAACGGGCCGCTCTTGTCCTATCTGAGCGCAATCCTGGCCAGGACCCGAACCACCTTTTGGTGGTCTTCCCGTCCGGCAAGGATGACAAGGAAACTGCCGAGATGCGCTCGCGGTTATTCCAAGGAGAAGGACAGGTGATAGAGGGCGACTTTAGCTCGAACGACGCCACGCAGCCAGGTGAAATCCGCAAGTATGAGGCGCTGTGGTATCGTAAGTTAGGTGCTCCGGACTGGTATGTCCGCTACAGCTTGGACTTGGTGTCCATGAACGTGTTTTCCCGCCAACTTGGCCTCAAGGCAGTAATTGAGGGCCAACGCCACTCTGGCGAAGAAGCGGGAACGATTGGCAACACGTACAATGCCACCTGCGTCCTAGCTGGCGCTTCTCTCGCCGTAAATGGCAGAGGGAATAAGATACTCGTCTATGGAGACGACTCGTTGATGTGGGTCCCCCAGCAAACATTGGGAGACGCACAGGAGATTCGCACCGCCTGCGTTGAAGGAGCGGCCAACCATGGTATGACGCTGGAAACAGCCATGCCACCTAAAGAGTTGTCCACCTTTCTCCAAACGCGGGTCTACGAGTCCCAAGGATCAGGAGCGGTTCCAATACCCAAATTGGGAAGGTACCTGTCCAAGATTAACGTTCGGGCCAATAATAACCCGGACGTTTCTAACAAGGACTATTTGGCAGGCAAGTACATAGGCCTCGCCCATCAAACTAGGTACCTACCCAGTATAAGTAGGAAGTTGTTGTCCACAGCACAATCGCTGTCCGTGACCCCCTTCATCGAGAGGGCACACAAGGCGTGGAAGCCAGTAACGGATCCACTCACCTTAATACGTTCAGTCACGGACGTGAAATACCCGCTGTCGCGCAGTGAAGAGGCTCAGGCCATTGCGCAAATCTACCAAATAGATCTAGGCGATCTTGAGGCTACCGTCGACCTTTTCTGTGCCGGCGCCATCTACCAACAAGGTGGCACCGGCCCTGGTCAAGGCGCCTTAGGAAAAGCACTAGCTGCTTCTCGAGGCATCAACATTTTGGGAGATGTAGACAATCCAACCATGGCAAGGCTCATCCGGGTGGATAATGGTGATCAGATTTCTGCATAAATGACGTCGAACGTCTAACTCGTGGTTTTTGGAAATTTCCACACTTGTTATATAATCC